AAGATCAAATGTATCGAGGAGGTGGTGGGCCACAACGTATGCCTACACCCCCAAGACAAGCAAACACTCTTGTAGTTGGTGGCCCTGCGTATTTTACGCCTGAAGGCTATCAAGCTCCTATTCAACCAACTCAATCATTCATGCCTACCAATAGGGCACCTGATCCAATTCGGGATCAATTCAATAGACAGCTTCCTCCGATTCAAAGACCGCAGCCTCCTATGCCTGCTCCACAACCTCAAATGCCTGCACCAACACCTGCACCAGTTCAAGCACCAGCTCCAACTCAAACAGGAGGAGTAGGAGATCCTGCGCCTTATGTTCCACCTTATGTTCCACCAGAACCAGATCCAGTAACAGAACCAGTTATGCCACCGCCTTTACCTGAAGGATATGAGTATGACCAAGATGGAAATATTGTACTTATCAATGAACCAACACCTGAACCAGTATTTACACCTGAACCAGTATTTACACCTCCGCCTACAATGCCAGAGCCTAATGGATTCTTCCCAGGCGTAACACCTGACTTTTCAAACTTAGACTTTAGTGGATTGGCAGACTTAAACTTAGAGGACATGGACTTTAGTAACTTACCAGTTCCCCCTCCACCGCCTCCACCTAGAATTCCTGTGATTGAAGACATGGATTTTACTAATATGCCAGATTTTTCAAACGTACCTGGAATACAAAATATAGACTTTAGTGGATTACCACAATATCAAATGCCTGCTCCACCCCCTGCTCTAGCTTCAGTTCAAACACAGGGAATTCCTATTGGTGAAATGCCAGTACCGCCAGAAGTTCTTGCAAGAAAAAAAAGACAAGAAGAAGAAAGAAAAGCTGAAAGCATTAGAAATGCAATAGCAAAATATGGCAGTGTAGAAAATCAACAAAAAAGCATTAGAGAAGCTTTGGCAACTCCAGCTCCAATATATACACCCCCACCTCAAATAGAAGACATGTTTGATGACTTTGATTACAGAAACCCAAATTTAAGAAACAGGGGAAGGTCTGGACCAAGAAGATAAAATAACACAGGCAGGAGAGAGCCATGGACGCTATAAACTTAGCAGAATACTTATTTAAAAATTTAAGACAAAGAGAACAGAACACTGTTGACATCGTTGCTGGTGGCAATGTAAGATCGATGGAAGATTACAAGTATCTTATGGGAGAGTTATCGGCGATTCGATCCCTTATAGAAGATCTAAAAGAAACGCTGCATATGGAAGATAACGATGACTAAAGATATCGCAAAAAAGAATGATACTAAATCCGAACTAGACAAAGCATTTGTTAATGCTGAAGCTAAAGTTTTGGACCCAACCCTACTAACCAAATCCCTACTAGACAGAATGCCCAATCCATCAGGATGGCGTTTATTGGTATTGCCATACAAAGGCAAGGGAGTTACAGAAGGTGGTATTCAATTAATAAAAGAAACTGTAGACAGAGAATCTTTGTCCACAGTTATATGCTATGTGTTAAAGGTTGGTCCTTTGGCCTACGAAGACAAAAATAAGTTTGGCGATGAAGCATGGTCTAAAAAAGGAGATTGGATCCTTATTGGTAGATATGCTGGAACTCGTTTTAGATTAGAGGATGATCACGAAGTTCGCATCATTAATGATGACGAAGTGATTGCTACAATTTTAAACCCAGACGATATTAAATCTTTATAGGAGTAACCAATGGAAGTTCAAGAAGCACAAGAAGAAGTAAATTTAGACGTAGAAATTACAGACGAAAAAATTGAAAAGGCAGCAGTTCCTCAGCACAGAAGAGTAGAAGACGATGTTCAAGATCAAGACATTGATATTGATATTGACGAAGGTTCGTCTAACAATTCTCCAGTTACTGAGGATCAAATAAAAGAAGACTTTGCAGTTTCTCCCCAGGTTGAAGAAAAGTCAAAAGATTTATCTGACGTAGAAAAAAGAGCATCACTGGCTCAAAACAGAATTAACAAAGCAGTGGCCCAAGCTAAAGAGTTCCAAAGAAGAGAACTTATGGCCGTTCAATACGCCAAAGATTTGAAAGATCAAAACGAAAAGTTAAGGCAGTCGCAAAAATCTTTTCAATCAAGTTATGGCGATGAATTTGGCAATCGTGTTGAGTCACAACTTAGCCTAGCAAGACAAGCTTTAAAACAAGCAACTGAATCACAAGATGCTGAATCAATAGCTTCAGCTACTGAAGCCCTAACAATGGCTACTTCAGATAGAGCAAGGTTAGAGCAGTATCAACAGCAACAAAAACAATACGAGCAACAAGAAGCTGCTTATGTACAACAAGCTCAAAATCAACAAGAACAACAACCTCAAGCAGCTCCAGAAGAATACAATGAGCCATCAGATAAATCTCGTGAGTGGGCAAAAAACAATTCTTGGTTTGGAAAAGATCAAATTGCAACCTCAGTAGCTTTTGCAGTTCATAAAGAATTGGAAAATGAAGGCTTTGACTTAGAGTCTGATGAGTACTATAGTGAGATAGACAAACGAGTGCAGAAAGAATTGCCTCACAAATTTAACGTGGAAGCGAAAAGAACCGTCCAGACAGTCGCTTCAGCATCACGCAATACATCGACAGGACGCAAACAGAATCGTATTCAATTGACACCAAGTGAACAAGGCTTAGCCAAAAAACTGGGTGTTTCATTTAAAGATTACGCAATACAAAAAGCGAGGCTAGAGAGATCATGACAAAAGAAAAAGATAACGTGGTTGATGATAAGGAAGTTAGGACTTCAAGAAGTGCTGACACTAGAGCAAAAGAAGACAGGCCCAAAATTTGGAAAATGCCTTCAGCTTTAGAACTCCCGGACGAGGCTGTGGAAGCAGCTAAATCTCAAGGAATTACTTATCGTTGGATTAGAGAATCCATACTAGGACAAGATGACAAAACGAATGTCTCAAAAAGATTTCGTGAAGGATTCGTCCCAGTTAAACCAGCAGAGTTACCTGGATTTCATGATTTGCCTACAGTCGATGATGGTCGACACGCTGGAGTTATAGGAGTGGGTGGGTTGATACTGTGCAAAATAGATACAGACCTCGCAGATCAAAGGAACGATTACTTTGAACAACAAACCCAAAATCAAATGACTGCTGTGGAAAACGACCTAATGCGTGAAGAGAACCCTGCGATGCCAATTTCAAGTAAAATGTCATCCAAGGTTACTTTTGGTGGAAGTGGTAAATAATCACTTCTAAATATATAAATTAACTAGGAAACTATTATGGCAAATACAAATGCTAAATTCGGTTTAAGACCTATAGGAAAACTTGGAAGCAGTGTGAATAACACTGGTACTACTGAGTATGATATTCTTACAGGAACAACCGGAAGTATTTTTTCAGGCGATCCAGTAAAAATGGTCAACACAGGCGGCATAGCCGTTGCTGCTGCTGGCGATTTATTATTGGGAGTCTTTCAAGGATGTAAGTTTACTAATTCTTCTGGCGAGGTGATTTTTTCACCTTTCTGGCCGACATTAACAGCTTCATCTGACGCGGTGGCTTTCGTAGTTGACGATCCTGATGCAACCTTTGAAATTCAAAGTGCTGCAACAGGTAGTGTTGTACAAACAGTTGTTGGCTTAAACGCTGACATTGTTTACGCTGCTGGTAGTACCGTTAATGGTAGATCTAATGTAGATCTTAGCGGAACTATGGCAACAGGTACGGCTCAATGTAGAATTATTGGATTTTCTAACGACCCAGAGAATAACGCTCTAGGAACTGGAAGTCTATCTACAAACGTCAATATGATTGTTAAAATTAACGAGCATCTTTATGCTCAAACAACAGGGGTTTAATCATGGCTATTAACAGAGCACAGCTAGCCAAAGAGCTAGAACCAGGTCTAAACGCCTTGTTTGGAATGGAGTACAATCGTTACGAAAACGAACATGCTGAAATCTTTGAAACCGAGTCTTCTGACCGTGCTTTCGAAGAGGAAACAATGATCGTTGGTTTCGGTAATGCGAAAGTAAAAGGCGAAGGAAATTCAGTTGAATTTGATTCAGCTTCCGAAGGCTTTACTTCACGTTACTCACATGAAACCATTGCGTTAGCGTTTGCTCTTACTGAAGAAGCAATCGAAGATAACCTTTACGATAGATTAGGAGCTAGATATACAAAAGCTCTAGCACGATCTATGGCTCATACAAAGCAAGTAAAAGCTGCTTCTGTTTTGAATAACGCTTTCTCATCCAGTTTTACTGGTGGAGACGGTGTTGCTCTAGTAAGTACAGCTCATCCATTAGCGGGTGGCGGTACTTTAAGTAACAGACCAAGCACTTACTCTGACTTGAATGAGACTTCGTTAGAAGATGCCATCATTTCTGTGTCAACTTTTACTGATGATAAAAGCATGATTCTTGCCCTTCAAGGCAGGAAACTAATCATTCCACCA